GTATAAGCCCAGCAGCCGCAGCGCTGGGGGCGTCAACAGCAGCCGCAGCAGCCTCGGCACCACCCAGCAAGAACCCCGGCACAGCAGGGCGGGCCTGACCCGTTGTGAACGCCTCAAAGCCAGACATGCCCTCTGGAAATACCATGGGGGCAATTTCACCGCGCCGCAGACCAGCTTCTTCGTCGCTGCCACGCAAGCCTTCAATAAAGTCAAAAATCCCCGCAAACGGGCTGTTTGCGCGGCGATACCTGCGCAGCATGTCATCACGCTGGTCGCCAGTGTATCCCCGTTCAGCCAGATAAAGCTGAAAATCGCGGGGTGACATTTCAAAGGCGTTCATCTCTTCATCCCACCGATTTCTGACCTTTGCAGCCCCACGCCTTGCGCCGGACCTTAACCTTGGGGGTGCGCTTCTGGCTCACCGTCCGCGCGCAGTACGCATCGCCGCGCTTCGTGCCGGGGTACGACACGCGCTTGTGCGTCTTGCCCTCGCTGTCCTTGTACGTCGTGCCGTCGGCGTACTTTTTACTTGGACTTTGCTTTTTTCGCACCAGACTTCCCCCTCGCAACCTTCAGGTTTGACCACGCATTCGGATACTTGACCCCACGCGCCTTCGACATCGCCTTGGCGCGGGACTTCTGGGATGATGTCAGCTTGGCCATGGTTAGCGTCCTCCCAGCAGAGAGACGCCAGTACGTTCGTTCAACCATGTGGGGCGGTAATAACTGCCACTCTGGTCAGGCGGCAAAGTTATATTCTTCCGCATGTAAGGGGCGTTCGTCATACCAAGACGCGGTGGAATTTGAGCCTGCGACAAATACCCATAATCCTGCGCCAAATCACGACGAAGGGCTATCTGATCGGGAGTTTCCATGTAGCGGGTCGGTATTCTCGCACCGCCACCATCGGAGCCATAAGTGAATGGCAGCCTGCCCCCCAAATAGGAGGTGGTGATGCCACGGCCTATGGGGTTGTCAGCCGGTGTCGGGTCAATTCCCCGAGCGACACCAACGCCAGAGGTCGTGGTCAACGGCGGCATAGGCGGCATGATGACATCAGATGCCAACATGGGGGCGGGCGAATATGGCGTATATGGTTGCGGTGTCTCCAGAGGCATCGCGTAGCCCGCATTGGCGTTGACCTCTGCAAGACGTATTTTATCTGCCTCTGTCTTTATTTCGCCCGGTATGCCACCAACAATGGCAGCCTCTGCCGCATTAAGTACATCAGCACCCGCAGCTTCCTTCGCCCGCTCCACAGCCGCCGCCGTACCACCAGTGCCGCCCAGAAGGCCCGTCCTGACATCAGCCGGGGTCATCTGCATCCGTTCCCGCTCGGCAGCCTCCTGACGGTCCCTGTAGCCCGCAGGGCGCACACCAATGGTGTTCAGCAGCCCGCTGAAGAGACCGCCCTGAAACGTGTCGCCGGAACGGCCCGGACCGCCGCCGTCAATCATGTCACGGCCAGCAGAAACCCATTGCCCAGTCTTGGGGTCAGTGTAGCCGTATCCATTAAATCCACGCTGGCCCTGCGGGCCGGGTGCGGCACCAGCAGCCATGCGTTCCGTGTAGCCAGCCGGGCGGACACCAACCGCGTTCAGCCCCGCACTGTATGGGCCGCCCACAAATGTCGATCCAGAACGACCGGGGCCGCCACCATCAAACATGTCTCCAAAGGACGTGAAACCAAGACCACCACCAAACAAACCGCCGCCGCCAGCCACGCCCAGCAAGCCAGCGCCTTCGCCCATGGAGACACCAGACTGGGTGCCGATGCCGCCCTGACGCCTGTCATCAATCGTGTAGCTGTCGTACCCCTGCCCGGACAGGTAGCTTTCGACCTCATCCATGCTGCCAAACGACTGGCCGTCTACGCTATAGGTCGTAGCCATCAGTATTCCCCCATCTGGCGCTGGACTATGGGGAATATCCGCGCTGCGAATTCATCCCGGTCAGCCAGACTGCCAAACAATTCGGGCTGTCGGCCCATCAACTGCAGCAGCTTCCCGTAAAACCCGGCCTGCCCCAGACCCCTGTTCATATAGGCACCATAAAGGTCTTCAAACGTCGGGGGCGTGTCAGGCTGCGGCGCAGGCGCAGGCTCCTCGCCGCCACCCATCACGCTGCCAAGAAGGCCAAGGTCGCGGAAATTCATCACTTACCGCCCTTCAGGCAGCGACCAGCCGCCATGCACTTGGACTTACTCTTGCAGCCCGCGCAGGGCGTAAAACGCTTCGTGGTCGTGCCGTACTGCATGCCAGCGGCCTCCAAAAATTCCTCAAGGTGGTATCACTATACCCCATCAGTCAAAATAAAAAAAGGCCGCGCAGTTTCCCGCACGGCCCTGACTTAACGGAGGAGGAAAAGGGCGCATGGAGGACGCCCACAGTCAACTTACCAGAAGGCTACAGATCAGACAATCCCGCGAATATTCCGCCGCAACGGCTTCTTCCAGCCGCCAGCCGCCGCCAGACCATACGCCATCGTCGTATGATCCGTCGCCAAACTCAAACAAAACGCATCGGCACGGTCAGGCGATTTCAAGCCACGCTTCTTCATGCTGTCCTTCGACTCGACCTGAATTTTACCATTGCTGCTGAACGTGTACCTCGGAGCCGCCAGTTCCGCGAACAACTGGTCATCTTTCGGCAACTGAACATCCCGGTTCTCCAGCCACTCCTTGGCCTTGAACCACAATTCACTACGCAAATTGTTATACAGCCCGACAGCCGCAGGGCGTTCGCTCACATTCAAACCACGCGCAGGTAAACCCAGTTCCCGCAGTCGATCCAGAACACCAGAACCCAAGCCTATGCTATCAACAATAATCTCCACTGGCCGCTTGGCAGGCGGGGACGTGTCATACTCCACCTTCACAGCACCCACCAACTGCATCAAATCCATCCCCTGCCACGTCTTCAAAGGATGAACCACCGGCCCCTGCCGCTTACACAACACACTGCTGTCATTCCCATGCCGGGCAACGTCCAGACCCCAAATCGGCATCGTAAATTCATCAATCTCAACCTGATTGGCCATCGCATAGTCAATCAGATGCACAGGAATAACCGTGTCGTCCTCGGCAGGCGGGAAATTACCCAGAACACGCACATGGTACGCCGGGCTGTTCTCGCCGTAGCGCAGCTTCATCTCTTCCACAAAGTCATCCGAAACGCGGGGGCTTTCCACGCAGGACACATGCATGGTGTACCACTGGTCACGCAGCCGGTGGTGCGTCTCATAGAACAAGCCGCTGTTACGCGTCGGGTTCCCAGTCAGAATGGTTGTCGCGCTGTGACCAGACATCGATCCCGCCGCACTTTCAAAAACAGCCTCGGGGACACCACTGGCTTCGTCCGCAATCAACAAGACGTGCGGGCTGTGAACACCAGCCAATGCTTCAGGCTGTTCCGCACGGCTGGTCCGACACGAAATAAAACAATCCGCATTCCGGCCCTTCAATTCCACGCGGTCGCTCTTGACCTCCAGAAGATCGTGGAACGGCGGCTTAATCTCCCGCACCAGCCTCTTCACCTCGGCGAACAAGGCGTCGAACAACTGCGCAGATGTCGGGGCTGTCATCACCACCTTGCCGGGGACGCGCCACAAGACATGCCAGATCGCTGCCATCGCAACTGCCGTGGATTTGCCAACGCCGTGGCCGGAACGGACGCTGATCCGCCGCTTCCTCGGGTCCGCAATGACGCGCAGGAATTCTTCCTGCCATTCGTCTGGCTGGATACCCAGCACCTCCCGCGCGAACATCACGGGGTCGTTACCATACCGCTTCGCAAGCTGCAGGAACGGGTTTTCGCTTGGGTTTGTGGCTGATCTCTCCATGCTGGCAGTTTTGCAGAAAATTTTTCTGGCAGGCAACTGAATTGATGACCGTTAAGGGGGGTGGGGGTTGGCCTACTCCTGTGGGGGTTAACGGCAACTTGAATTTTAGGCGGATCAGTCTGTCGGAACCGCCTTGGCAATGACCCCGCCGCCGCGATCGAAGGGGGGGGTATTTTGCTGCGCCGCAGCACAAAAGCCTGTCTGATTTGTGCCGTAGTCGCATAATCCGCATTATGTTAAATCGGTTTTCCTTTGTTTTCAGGCACTTAGCATTTTGCTTAACATAATACCGGCGCAAATGCATAGGCGTTCGCCCTATGCGTGCGCCACAGCGGCCTCGGCAGTGCTGCGGCGCAGCATTCTCACGCGCGGGGGCGCATGGCTCACGGTGTGTGCGATTGCGCGGTCAGGCGTATCCTTCGACGCTGTCGTTTTCGTCGTCACCACTGTCGGTCACATCTTCGTACACCGCGTCGATGACCGCACGTTCAGCCTCTTGGCTTATCAGGGCAGCCGCTTGGCTATGCAGGTCTTCCACCCGGAGCGTCACGGTCGTCTCTTTTTGCCGCGTGTCGTAAACGGAATTCAGCTTCCCAGCGATCCACTTGTCGGTATCCACCTGCAGCCGCGCCACGTTCACGGTCTCTGGTGTGGCCATCTGCGCCGTCTCCACGGCCCTCTGGGCATACGCATGGCCTGCACGCTTCAGGACTTGGTCGTACTTGTCCCTGCGCCCCGGTTCGTCGTCCAGCCACTTGTACCAAGTCCCCCAGCCCATGCTGCCCCATTCAGCCAGCAGCGCCTTCACCGTATGCCCGGCCATGATCCTTTCAAAGATCACATCTTCGCCGATGTCGTTCAGTTGCTTGATCCGTTCCTTGGTGATCCGTCCCATCAGACCTCGCCCTTCAGTTCAGCGGCCAGTGCCGCGTATCCAATCAAATCGATCACGCTGTCTTCTGTGTACCCTTCAGCCAACCGCGCGATCTTCACGTCGGCCATCATCACGCAGACCTGCCACGGCTCCACATCCACCCGCAGCAACTGCGACCATCGGTCGGCGATCCGCTGGAAGTTCACCTTGGGCGGGCCGTAGTCCTTGTTGCGGTCGCCATGGATCAGCTTGGATGCCTGATCCAGCGCATGCTGTCGCACCGTCGTCATTGTATGGTCTCTCCATCCTGTTCGGCGATCATCGCTATCGCATGCAGCATGCCTCGCATCAGATCGGCCAGATCATGTCCGTCGTTCTGGAAATGGTCAAAATAATCCAGTGCCAGATCGACCTCTTCACTGACATCGCTGTCAGCCTCAAATATTATCTGAAAGTCCTGCATGTCGGCACCCCCTTTGGCTGACCATGCAAGTCTACCATCGGGGCATCAGAACGGAATAGGGTCATCAACGCTCTCGCCGTCGATCCGCAGGCTGACCGGCTTGCTGTCAGGCGCAACGGCTTTCGCGGCATCCATCATCTCGGACAGCTTCGTCTGCTTGTACACCCGGATTGCAATCGCTGTCTCGCGCCTACTCAGGATCACCAGATCGGGGTGCTTCTCCTGCACACGCGGCCAGCCACGATCATCGACCAGCACGCCAAACTGCTGGCCATCAATCTCGCAGACAACCACATCGTCTGACGCTGGCTGCCTGCCAGCCGCAGTTGCCTCGGCATCCATCACTGCCAGACCTCTGACACAGACAGCCGCTCTGGCCGCAACAACGGCACTATCGTTTTGGTTGATAGCTTCATTCAGCTTGGCCAGTGCGCTGCCATACTTTTCGGCGGTCTCTGTGGACACCAGTTCGGGCAGTGTATCCACCCCCCACTTATAGTCCATCTCGCGGGCTGCGCGGTCAAACGGTGCCAGCGCCAGATCGCATTTGATTTCTTCCTTGTTGGCATCCTGCCGGATCAGTCTGTCTTCCAGCTTCTGCCTGCGTGGTCTCTTACCCATTTCCTTCGTCTCCATCTTCAAAATGATGACCAGTTTTCTGGTCGCGCGGTATCGCCTATTAGCCGTAAAAATTCATCTAGCTTCGCTGCCGCTGCACCGCAGGAAAGCGGCAGTGGCGCGCAGCGCCGCTAGTGAATTTTACTATAGGCGATTTCAGCAGCGGCGCAGTCCTTTTTGCGCCGCTGACCCGCCACTGGTGCGCCACTAAACTTGGTGGTCAAAATCATGCTCTCTGGTCGCCCATTCTGCTAGTTTTGACGATCCCGGTGCGCGTCTTGCGCTGCCTTTCGGAACGGTATTCGCCGACCTCGATCATGCCCTTCTCCAGCCACTTCTTCAGGATCATTTTGGCCTGCCCGTCCGTCTTGTTATGCTCTGCCTTGCTGAACTGGTAATTGACAATCACGCTGCCCGCCCATCTGTCCTTGTCTTGTGGCCGCATGGAATATCTTTCGCCGTCATCTGTCCCGGCGTCGATGCGTCTGAGGATTGCATTGACGGCCTCCTCTTCCAAACCGGCCCATTCATCCGGTAGTTGAAATTCCGTAGCCACCCCGACCCATTCACCGTTGGCGATCTGGACGCCTTCCATGCGTGCGTACAGCGCGGCCTGTGCTGGCGGTGCGAGGTTCGCCTTGCCGTCATCTATTCGCATGATGCCTCTGGCTTTGTCGTGCGGGACGCCCAGTTCAATGGCCTTGTCTTCTGACAGCCTGTTGATGACGCGTGCGGCTCTGGCTGCGCCTATGAGGCTTCCTGCGCCTCTGACGCTGTCGATGGTGCTGTCCTCGCCGTTGCCTTTTCTGACATGGTGGACAAGATGGACGGCTGCGGCTGTGTCTCTGGCCAGCTTTCGGAACATTGCCACGACGGCCTGAACTGATGCGTTGCTATTTTCGTTAACCAGATGGGTGGAGACAAACGGGTCAATGATGACGCAGCCGATATTCAGGTCTTTGATGCGCTTGGACATGAATTCCAGCAAAGCATCGTTTTGCATCAGTCCGTCGCGGCCCTCTGCGGCCATGACCATCTGGATGGTGTCCTCGGCATCCATGAACAGCTTATCTTTTATTTGCTGGTGTCCGATGCTGTAGTGCTGCATGGCGGCTGCGAGGCGTAGCTGCATTTCCTCCAGCGGGTCTTCCAGATTGATGATCCAGACGTTTGTCTGTTCCTTCACTGGCTGCCCCAGCAGGTCTCTGCCTGTCGCGATTGCCAGTGCTTCAACGGTTGCAAGGGACGTTTTCCCGATGCCGCCTGCCGATGCTGTGACGCTGACGTACTTTCGGATGTATGTGGATGCGTAGACCCATTGCCTGCGCGGCAGCGCGAGCGGATTGATTTCGCGGACGGCTGTCGGCCATGTCTGCGGGATGTTGTCTGCTGCATCAGTCAATGGTGCCGCTTCAGGCGCGCTGGGAGGCTTCGTAGGGGCCGATGCTGTCGTTTCAGGTGTCAGGGGTGCCTGCTGGGGCGTTGATGCCTCCATGCGCTCTCTGACGGGGTCTGTGCGATGCTTCCTACCTATCTCTGACAGGTCGGCCCCATATTCCCGCGCGTAGTGGAAGATCGTGCTGTACGAAACCCCTGCGCCCTTGAACGACCGCCACTTGGCCTCGACCTCTCTGGCATTGTATCCCGCATAGCTGGATGACCAGTCCTGCGCGACATACAGCCCGGCTGTCGATCCGTTGTAATAGTCATGCAGCGCCATCAGCACCTGCACCCAGTCGTCGTGGCCAAGGTCAGCAGGTATGTACGACAGCGCCTCCTTGATGGCCTCTTCCTTTGGCGGTCCGTCGTTCAGACCTGCGTAGCTGCCAAGGTCGATCTTGAATGTGGGTTCCTTCAGCAGCGGTTCCTGCCGGTCATCCACACCCGCCCATTCCTTGATCTGCTGGTCTGCCCAGTCGCGGTATTCCTGCACCTCCCATTCCGCGATCATGCGTAAATCGCTGATGGGTGTTTCCCACAACTGCTTGCCCGGCCAGACGTATGGCTTGCCTGTCTTGGGGTGCAATCCATACGCCACAATTTGGCCAGACTTTGTTCTCACCTCGACTTGGGCATCAAGGTCGCCCTTTTTGGCCTTATCAGTATTTCTTATCGTATAAGGTATGTCTGGCAGCCGGAACACGAAGGCTGTCTTGGGGGCTTGGCCGACACGTTCCAGAGTGTTGGGGAACCTGCTGATCCATTCGTCCCGCAGCTTGGCGGCCAGTTCCGGGCAGTACACGTCGATGTCCACGGCACCGAGGTTGTCGTGTTTGATGCCGATGACGATGCCCTGCGGTGGGAAATCACGATTGATGGCTTCCGGCGTGGCTTCGTACTGTTCCCACTTTGGGAACCTTGGGCCTTTGCTGCCGGGCTGTATCGGCACCGGGTGGTATCCCAGTTCGGCGATCCTGTGCGCCAACGCGGTCATATTTTGTGGCTTGCTGAACACCTTATCCATGATATTGTACCCCCGTCATGGTCTTCTTGTCCTGATGTCTCTTCTTCCCGACTGCCCCCGGCGATGCTGACGCCGGGGGCTTTTTCTTTTGCGTGTCAGAATTCCATATCGTCAATGACGGCTGGCTGGATCGGCGCAGGTTGCGCGACCGGCTTGGGTGCTGGCTGCGGTGCGGGTGTAGGTTCCAGCGCGATGCCTGCCGCAACGCCTTCCTTCAGACAGTCGGGGCGATCCACCCACTGGGCGACTTCCAGCACGGGAACGACGGTCGAGCCGCGTTTAAACTGCAGAAGCTGCGCCTGCGTCATCTTCACAAGCGGCAGCTTATTCGGATCGGGCCGCTGCGACAGTGCGGGAACCAGACCAGTCAGCGCCTGCCAGACAGCCGCACCAGATTGTTCCCACGTTGCTACCTGACCGCCGCCGATGGCGCACTTGACGGACATGCCCTTCTTCCACTCTTCGCCGGGGCTGGCCATCATCTGGCTGGGGGCTGGGTTCCACTTCCATTCGGGAGCGATCCCTGCGATGCCTTCAGACTTCTGCCAGCCTGTCTTCAGGCTGTCGATGTCCATGACGAAGCCCTTGGACATGTCGTGCGCGCGCTTGTTGCTGCCGTCGCGCACAAAGAACGACTGCGCAGGCACGCTGCCGTCTTGGGTGCCGCGTGCGGACCATGCCAGAAATGGGCCGGATGCTCCGTCGTTGCCGAGGTCGATTGCAAACATTTTCTTGTCCTTTGTCGTATTGGCCAGTTGGGCCGATTGGATGCCGCTGTAGCCCAGCGGTCAGGCATTTACGGTGTTAGCCGTAAAATTGGTCACGAAGGTTTTCCGCGCCGCGCCAGTAGAACGACGACGGGTTGTGCGGGACGATCAGCCGCGCGGTTTCCTTGTCTGTGTGACGCAAAAACGCTTCGATGCGCGTGATCTGTTTCTTTGCGGCGGCCAAGGTGGTTGCCACGTCGCCGTCTTCCAGCATGGCTGTTTTCTTTGCGGAGACGTACAGGAATTTGACACCCATATTGCCCTTGGCCTTTTGGTAAATGGCGCGCTGAAGCTGATGTTCAGCGGACATTGACGACGGTATCCTTGTCGTTGTCTTCAAGTCAATCACGACGCCGTGCTGCGGGAAGACCAAGTCCAAGTACCCGATGACCGGTATTTCCCAGCCGTCGCCTTTGGCGGTGATGCTGATCTTTTCCTGACCACCGTCCTCTGGAAATTCCGGCCTGCCGTATTCCATCAGTTCTTCAATGGCCAGTTGGATCATCGGCTGGATCAGTTCGCGCTCCTTGGTTGTCGCGTCATCGCCAATCAGGAACCGCTTGTCGAACTTTTCCAGCGCCATCTTGATGGCGTCCTGTTCCGACCCGCCCTGCAGCGTGGCAACCACCGCATCCTCGACGCAGATACCGCGCCACGGTGCTGGCCCCATTGGGGTGCGCAGCCCGTGCAGGTATTGCATGACCCAAACGTCCGGTGCGCTCGACCAGAGATTCAGACTGCTGGCTGACAGATGGTCGATGCCATGCTTTGCAAATCCATCCATCAGCCCAGTTCCTTATGCAGCAATTCGAGCGCGCTTATCACCTCATCGATCTGCCCGCCCACATCACCGACGCTGATGTCGCCAGCCGCGAAGCCTGCCGTTTCTGCCGCATCGTCCCAGCGTTCATAGGGCTGCGGGCAGCCTTCGCTCTCGAAATAATCCTGCGCGCGGCGCAAGGCCATCTCGAGCATATGGGCTGCATCATTGATCTGGCCGATGGCCCTGATCACGTCTTGCTTGTTCATTTATTTGTTCCTTTCTCTGCGGTCAAAGCAGGCCATTTTTTGCCAGTTCATACATCACGTCTTCGCGCGGTTTGGCCGTCCCTTTGGACATATCCATGGCGTGAGCAATTTCCTCAGACACCAGTTCTGGCGAGTTCAAGACAGCTTCATTTGTGAAACGCAAAACGCTGACATTCTTGCTTGTGATGAACTCTGTGCGGCACTGGTCTTTGATGGTTTGATCGTGCGCGTCGTGATAAGCGCCATCCACCTCAATCGCTATGCGCAGTCTCTTGTGGTACGCGTCCAGAACATACACGCCGAAAAACGGATGCTGCATCGTCCACCCATTAAATTCAGCAAGTATCCTTCTCAATCCCGCTTCTGCCAAGGTCGGATCGGCGCGCATTTCATCGGCCTTGCACCTGATGAATTTGCACTTGGCTGCGCGGGCATGACCTCCGTTCATTGCAAAGGCTTTCCGTGCATTGCACTTGCGTCGGCAAAGGTGTCGCGGCTGATTTCATTCAGAGCGTTGTTGGCGGTTCTCAGATATTTTTCGAACATCCCGCCGTCACCGCCTGACATATAAACAACCAAGCAGCCAAGGTTCATTGCCGCAAGGCTGAATGCCTTGACCTCCGCAAGGCCGTCATTTGCATCCATCAGCTTTTTGACTTGCTCAAATACATTGTCATAGGCGTCTTCAAGCTGCGTGAGAGCCTGCGCAATGTCAGGGCTGTGTGTTCCTTCGTTGGCGGTAGTCATAGCAATTTCTCCTGTCCATAAAGCGCAATCAGCGCCGCTTCTGCGCGGCCATCATCCTTGGCCCGCTTGAACATGTCGGCGCGTTCCGGGTACCGCTGCATGGCCAGCCCGCGCGACACGCCCTTGTCTCTGGTTAGGCCAAAGTGGCCTTTCCACTTGCTGGGCGTCACGAACTGCGTCGGTATCTTGTGGCCTGCCAGAGCCATCTGGATGGCACCATACCCCTGCCCAAACCGAAACATGGACACCACGCCCTGCCCGCGCATTGCGCCGACCTGTTCGACCACTGCCATGTGCGGGCCGTCATCCTCCGGTGCCAGCAGGTCGAACAGCGTGTGCAGGTCCAGTTCGACCTTGCCCTTGCTGTTGGGGACCGTTGGCATGTCGTACAGGTGCAGCGCGCGGGCGGCTGGTCGCCAGATCGCGATGGCACCTGAATAGCCGGGGTCGATGCCGTAAATCACCATCGGCCTGCGGCCTCCAGCCTGCCTTGCGCATTGGACAGCGCGGCCATGCGGACATATGCGCTGATTGACAGGCCGATCTGATCGGCTGCGGCCTTGATCGTTTCATACTGCTGCTGGGTGCAGCGCAGTCGTATTTCCTCTGTGCTTGACATGTGTCGCTCCTTGTTTCGGTGTGCGTACATTGGGCGGAGAAAAAATGTAGGTCAAGGGCAAAAAAGGGGTTTACAGTGCGGAGTTTCTCGCGGTAGGGTCAGGTTATGCCGGGCAGCAACGGACCCGGCACAACAAAGGAAAGACATGATGACCAGCATCTTCTCAGACCACCTCAAGCAACTTGCAACATTCACCGCAACGGACCGCGCCATGGCGCGCCGGATGGATCAGGCCGAGGCGCACGCCCGCCAGAACCGCACAGACCTGCTGGGTCAATGCCCCGTCTACGATGACGCATGGCATAACATGCGGGACGCCATTGATCTCGCCGAGCTTGAGGCGGTCCAATACACATTCACGCCCGTAGCCTGAAACACAACCGCCGGGGCCACGCGCCCCGGCACAAATGGAGGAACGATAATGACCAACCCTAAGGCAATTGAAGCCGAGGAGCGCGCCAGCAAGTGGCTTGCGGACGGCAATGATGCCGAGGAGCGCGGCGATGTCGCCAAGGCAGAACGCTGCTTTGAAAAAGCCCAATACTGGCTTGACCGCCTTAACAGTCTCCAAGGCAACCTTTGACGGAGAAACACCATGAAACTCACACACATCCCTCGCCCCGTTCGCGCCACTGTGTTGGCGCATGCCCGCGACATGCGGAAGGTGAAGGCCGACCAACGACCCGACCAGTGGACAGACGCCCGTTACCGGGCGGCTGACGCGCTGGCGCAGGACTTGCGAGTTCTGCACGGCATCCACGCGCCTCAGTGGGCGCGCGACCTGATCTTTGCGGTCGCAACATAACCCCACAGCCGGGGCCACGCGCCCCGGCAACCAACCCTTCCCGGACGCGGCCTTTCCTCCTCCCTTTCCGCCGCCGCGTCCCACCTGCCGGGGAGATGTCCTCCCGCGTCTCCCCGGCTTTTTTATTTGGAGATGACTATGCTCAAGGTGCTTGATCTGTTCAGCGGCATTGGTGGCTTCAGCCTTGGGCTTGAGCGCACTGGCGGCTTTGAGACGGTCGCATTCTGCGAATATGAACCATTCCCCCGCGCGGTGCTGGCCAAGCATTGGCCGAATGTGCCGTGCTTTCCAGATGTAAGGACACTGAAAGGATCGGACATTGACGGACCAGTTGACGTTATTTGCGGCGGATACCCATGCCAGCCTTTCTCCACTGCCGGGAAGCGCAGAGGCAAGGAAGATGACCGCCATCTCTGGCCAGAATTTAGTCGGCTCGTGGCTGAACTCCGGCCCTCTTGGGTCATTGGAGAAAATGTTGCTGGGCACATCAGCATGGGCCTCGACGACGTGCTATCTGACTTGGAGGGACAAGGTTACGCCTGCCGGACGTTTGTTATTCCAGCTTGCGCCGTCGGGGCGTTCCATCGTCGAGACCGATGCTGGACTGTGGCCCACGCCGCGCAGTTGCAGCGCAATGGCGGCGAACATTACGACAGCGGCCATTCAGAAGGCACCAGAACGGTTCAAGACGTTTCCAAACTTAGAAACCGCAATGGCGATCAAGATGTGGCCGACGCCGACGGCGCGCGATTTTCGGACAGGCAGCGCGCCAGACAGCCCGCGAATGAAGCGCAAGGCGAGGCAGGGACGGTCGCCCGACCTGAACGACGCTGTGACTTGCGAGGGGCAGCATGGCTCCCTGAACCCGACGTGGGTCGAGTGGCTAATGGGGTTCCCAGAAGGGTGGACCGACTTAAAGCCCTCGGAAATGCCGTCGTCCCGCAAGTCCCCGAAATGATCGGATACGCAATTCTTGAAGCAGAGAAGGAAAAACCATGACAATCAGAACATTCATCCGCGAACTGATCGCCGCGCTGGCGCTGTTCACGGTCCTTGGCGGCCTGCCGCTGATCCTGTGGGGGCTGGCGCAGTGACCATGACCAAAGAACAGACACAGCAGTTGATCGACCAGAAGCTGGCCGCTGTGAACAGCCTGAACCGGCAGTATCCCGGCGTTCGGCCCTCTTGGGTCAGCGGCGAACTGTCGATTTTGTGGGTGCAAATTGACAACCTGAGAAAGCAACTGGAGGCAACGGAATGAAAATCGACTTTGACAAGATCACCAACGACCGATGGATCAAGGTCGCTCGGGCGTTGGAGGCCAATGGCTACTGCGCGACCGCAGCGGCCAGCGCCCTTGGGTGGCACAGGCAGCAGATTTACGATGTCGTGCATCGCCTGAAGCGGCACGGCCTGATCCAGAAGGATGTCATCGTCAGCGGCTACCTCGGCACGCAGGCCCGCACTGGTGGGCTGCGCCTTGGTAAAATCACAGAGGTGTCGCGCGAATACGATTTGGCCTTCCAGCGGTGGCTGGTCAAGCAAGTGCCAGAAGAGGCGTCCTTGGCCGACCTGCTGCTGTCCATGGCATACGACGTGTACATGGATGAGGTCGAAGAAAAGGGCCGCAAGGCCGCATAAGGAGAGAGAGCATGAAGACGTTTCAGGACTTGGCGAAGAGGCTGAACGGCGGGACCGACCAGCAGACGCGAATGGCAAAGATGGCCACGACGCTGGCAGAGCCAAAGAAATGCCGTGGCATCATTACCAACCGCAACAACGACTTGGCGTGGGCGATGGTCGTCGGAGAGGGTCGTCAGGCATTTATTCCGACCGGGCTGACGCGAAAGCACAGCCTTCGCGCTGGCGACATTGTGGACATGACGATTGTTGAAAATGACTATGGGCATCGCGACAAGACGCCATACCGCGCGATCATGCTGGATAAGGTGAAGCCAGAAGTGCAGCCCGCGCCTGCCACAGCGCCAGAGCCTGCACCCGAGCCTATTGCCCCGCGCCTTCCGAGACTAAAGGGGCTACAGCCGGGTTCCTTCCCGGACCAGATCGGCCCGGAGATGCTGGCGATGATGAAGCCGGAATTCCTGTATCGGGCGCGCGACTTTGCGCATCTTGTTCCGGAGAACCATTCGAAGAAGCTGACGAATGTGTTGGAGGCGCTGCTGGCCATAGGTCGCGTGCATCGGATTTCGCTGCACTCCTCTCCGGAAAAGAAGGCGGGTCGTTTGTACTGGTGTTTGGCGGGTCAGGGTTCGCAAATCTTGGCGAAGGTGGTCGAACATAGGACCGGTGGAGGGGGCGATGAGTAAGAAGCATGCACTGGCCCGGCTGATGAAGCTGGAGGCGTGGCTGGATACCGACGAAGAGGTGCTGGCGAAGATGGACAAAGAGGCGCGGCTGGATCACGAATTCATCATCGTGCAAGTGCGGATGGCTATTCAGGAGTTGAGCAATGGCTAAGTGGAACCTGACCCTGTGCGACATGCACCGTGTCGAGGCCAAGCATCTGCGGGACAGGCTGCGAATTGCGATGGCGGCGCTGGATGTCGTCATCAAGTTTGGCCATGCGGCTGGCGATGATTTCGAACAGACTGTCACCGACATGACGGTGGCGGCAGAGCGGGCATTACAGAGGATTGAAGGCGATGAGTGATTACGATCTTGACCCAGACCTGCCCGCGCAGCTTGAAGCGGTGGCCCACATGGCCGCCGTTTCTGGCCTGCACATTGATGACCTGCGCGTGATGCCCGCAGCGGGTGTCGCCGACATCATCTATGAGGCGCTGTTCGAAATCAAACGACACAGAGGGATCGAAGGCGATGAGTGAGATTGCAAGGATCGGCCCCGCTGATGACGGGGTTCAGCGGTTTTACCGCCTGCATGCGCGGCGGTCATCTGACTTTGCCGTTGCCGAGCATGACTTTTGCTGCCGCACATTGGGCGGCGCGGTTGCAGAGAACCAAGCCAGAAAGCATGCAGAGTGGTTGATGAAAACCAAGCCTGCATACGATCAGGTCCGTATCACCCTGCACGTTGTCCATCCAATCATGGAGAGGGGGTTTGAAGATGAGTGACGATCTGGTGAAGCGGGCAAGGCACAACGCTCTGGCTGACATGCCGCACTTTGCAAGCGTCGAACTGATTGAAGCGCTAGCCGACCGCATCGAGGAACTTGAGGCCAAGCTGGATTGGGTTATCACGGAACGGGACGAGACATTTGCTTTGATGCTGGACCGTGCACAAACAGCGGAGGCCAAGCTATCTAAGAGCGAAGCTCTCTTGGCGAAGGCGGTGG